GCTGTAACCGATATTGGGGATTTTGCGAAAGAGGTACTAGGCGTAGACCTAATGCCCTGGCAGTTAAATATTTTGCATGGTTTAACGGCTATGGATAGCAACGGCGACTACTTGCACCGTGTCGGCCTTGTGTCTGTGGCTCGACAAAACGGTAAGACGGTTGCTATTGCGGCGCTTGTTGGGTGGTGGTTGACTACGCAAGGGAAAGCGCGCGGCCAGGCGCAAACGGTTATTACTGTCGCACACAAATTGGATTTGGCTACCGCGTTGTTTACATATTTGGCGCCTGTGTTAGAAAGCAAATTTAACGCGCATATTTCATGGTCTTACGGGCGCATGGTTTTAACAATGCCGGATAACAGCGTATGGTTTCCACGTGCGGCCACGCCTGCAGCCGGACACGGTTACAGCGTCGACTTAGTGGTAGCCGATGAAGTTTGGGATATTTCGGAAGCGGCCATAGACGAAGGTTTATTACCGTCGCAACGTGCCCGCAAAAATCCGTTGTTTGTGATGATGTCTACAGCCGGTACGCAGGACAGTAAAGCCATGTTGCGTTGGCGTGAACAAGGGCTAAGAGCTATAGATAGCGGCGAACAAACAAAACTATATTTTGCCGAATTTAGCCCTAGCCCGTCTATGGATTTAATGACGCCCGCCGCCTGGGCATACGCAAACCCCGCGCTAGGCCATACGTTAGAAATGTCCGTAATCGAGGCAGAAAGCGAAGCCCCAAACCGCAACGCCTTTTTACGCGCGTCGGTTAACACCTGGACAGCAACCCAAAACGGCTGGTTAGAAATGGGCGTATTCGAGGCGCTGCAATCCGACGAACCTATACCGCCAGGTGGCGTTTTGGCTATTGAAGTAGACATAGACGGCGCGCTATACGTCGGCGTTAGGGCCGTACAAGTCGGGCTTAAAACGGCGGTTACGGTTGCGTTTGTTGCGGGAACACTTGCCGAAACGTGGCGCCTAGTTGAAGCCGAAATAGCGTTAGCGCCAACGTTGCGCGTAGCAATAACGCCAGGCCTTGAAATACATTTACCGCCGAATATGGAACGCCGTAAAACCATTGTTGGCTACCGCGAACTGTTGCGCTGGACTAGTCCGGTTAAAAATATGATTATAGAAAACCGTATTTACCACCACGGCGAAAACCAATTAATAGAACACGTCGAGCGCGCCGTACTTATTAAACACCAAGGCAGCGTGGCCTTATCGTCGACCCGTAGCCCTGGGCCTATCACGTTGGCTAGGTGCATGGTTTGGGCTGCCGCGTTGGCGTCTAAACCGCAGCTAGTGGGCAAACCGTTAGTAGTTACGCTAAACCGCTAATGTTGAGTTGGCACTATCCGCGACGGCTTACCTTTTCGTCGGGAAAAGAATAGACCGCTTCACCGTGGGTAGTGCCACCAAACTTTAAATAGATATGGCAGACTAAACGCATGGCGTTATTTAACAAGGTCAACAAGGCCGCTATAGGTACTACCGTTAAAGCGGCGGCTAGTGGTTCAAATGTTGGCGCGTCACAACTCGATAACTTTTATGCGTTTACGCAGGGAGCTACCCGCCAACGCGCTATGGCCGTACCGGCTATTACTAGGGCGCGCGACTTGCTGGCGTCAGTTATTGGCTGTACGCCGTTGTCAATGTATAACGAAATTTGGAACCCTATTAGCCGCGAACTTGAACAAGTCCAAATTGCCCCGCGCGCCTGGACGCGACAGCTTGACCCGTCACTACCAAACAGTACGACGCTTGCATGGTTATTTGACGATTTATTTTTTACGCAACGCGCCTTTTTATACATTACCGAACGCAGTAGCGACGGCTACCCTAAAGCATTTCAACGTATGCCTAGCGCAATGGTTCTAACACAAGACCAGGCAGGCCCAGTATTTTTTGCGCCGTCTAAACAAATTATGTTTAGCGGTTTACCTATTGACCACCGCGACGTAGTGCAATTCATTAGCCCAATTCAAGGTTTGCTTTTTACTAGTCCTAACGCTGTTTTAACGTCGCTTAAACTCGAGCAGGCCCGACTACGCAATAGTTCTAGTTTGCTGCCTACGGGCGTATTGCGGCAAGTTGCGGGGGAACCCCTTAGCGCGGAAGAATTACAGCAATTAGGGCAGTCTTTTGAAACGGCAAGGCTTACAAATTCCGTAGCAGTCTTAAACGAATTTGTTACCTACACCGAAACAAACAGCGACGCCAGTAAACAAATGCTGGTAGCCGCTAGTGAATACCAAGCGCTAGAAATCGCCAGGCTCGCAAATTGCCCGCCATACCTTTTGGGGGTTGCTACTGGTTCATACAGTTACCAAAACAGCACGCAAGCGCGCCAGGACTTGTATATGTTCGGCGCCAAACTGTTTATGGACTGTATAGCCGAAACGCTAAGTATGGGTAACGTATTGCCAAGAGGTACGTACTGCAAATTCGAAATATCGTCCTACCTGTCCGAAACCTATTTATCCGAATATGACACACCCGCAGAAGTTGAAGAAGTAGGAGTAATGCCAAATGCTTAAATTAGTGCAACAAGATTTAAAGATTGACGCCGCCGAACCTAACGGTATGCCACGCCGCACCCTTGCCGGTTTAGCGCTGCCTTACAACGTCGAGGCAACAGTAAACGACGGTACAAAAGTTATGTTTATGCCAGGCAGCTTGAACGCAAGCGACAAAATGCCAAAAATGTATCTAAACCATGACAGCACCAAGGCCGTAGGAATTGTAACAAGTTTAGTAGATAGTGAATTTGGCATGATGTACGAGGCACGTATTAGCGAAACCGCGTTAGGCAATGAGGCGCTGGTATTGGCAGCCGACGGCGTACTAGACGCGGTATCTGTCGGCGTTAACCCAACCCGTTTTAGTTACGACGAAAAGGGCACAATGATTATTGAAAGCGCCGATTTTCAAGAATTGTCGCTAGTGCCCTACGGGGCGTTTGCGGGCGCGTCCGTTGACCGCGTAGCAGCGTCGCAGGGTATCCCACAAGACGAACAAGAAGTAGATAATATAGAAACCGAAACACCTAACGAGGAGTTAGACACCATGACACAGCCAACAGAAACCCCAGCCGTTATCGAGGCCGCAAGCGTAGCGCCAGTTGTTTACGCACAGCCCCGCACGTTTAAATTGCCAACCGCAGGCGAATTTATTTCCGCTTCATTTCAAGGCGGCAGCGTACTTGCAGAAATGAACGCACGTATCCAAGCTGCAGCGCCAAACATTACTACCGCCGATACGCCTGGTATTTTGCCAGAAATTATAACCGGCAGCGTGTTCGATTCGCTTAACCCTATTCGCCCTTTTGTGTCGGCTATTGGTGCACGTGCCATGCCACAAAGCGGCGCAACATTTCGCCGCCCAGTTATCACAGTACGCCCAGTTGTAACACAGCAGCCAACAGGCCAACTAAACGCACTTGACCCATCAACTGTCACCGTTGCAAATAACAACGTAAACAAATTAACTTTCGGTACATACGTAACAATGTCCGAACAAGATTTGGACTGGACAGACCCAGCAAGTATCAACATTGTTTTAAACCAGTTGGCTATCGCTTACGGTCAAGCAACAAACAACTACGCCGTAGATACTTGCCATGCAGCAATTACACAAACCAGCGCCGTTGCCGACACAACAGACCCAGCGGATTGGATTGCAGCAATTTACGAAGGCGCCCGCCAAATTTCAAACACAAGCAACTACCTACCTACGCACATGGTCGTAACACCTGGTACGTGGGCCGCGTTAGGTTCCTTGGTTGACTCGACAGGCCGCCCAGTATTCCCACAGATTGGCGCTATGAACGCGCCAGGCGAATTGTCGGCCGCAAATTGGAACGGCAACCCGTTAGGTCTTGTTTTGGTAGTTGACAAAAACGCGCCAGGTTCATTTATGGGCCACGCTGCCGGACCAGCTGCAGGGTTTGAATTTTACGAACAGCAAAAGGGCGCCATTTCTGTAGACGTACCTAGCACCTTGGGCCGCACTATTGCGTACCGCGGTTATGCAGCGTCGTTTATGGCAGACGCTACAAAATTCGTTAAGTTCGTCTAACCGAAAGGCGGCCTAACCGCCATGACGCAGGTTTACCAAGTAGCGCATAAAACGCTATTAGACAACTACGCAGTTTTAGAAACGCTTACACCTAATGAAGTGTATGTAGGCGCGTCTATTGT